CTCTCGCATCCATTAGGGGAGAGAGCCGGACTGATTTGCCCGGCGGCCTCGTGGGTTTTACCATTCATTAACCACATCGTGTATTTTTCAAACATTGGGTGGTTTGTTACTTTGTCGATGATAGACAGCCCAACCTCTTGCCCGCCTCTTTCGTAATTCTTAACTGTACTTAGTGCAATCCCGATTAGGTTTGAAAATTCCGCCTGTGTTAAGGATTCAGCTTTGCGTATTTCTCGAAGTTTTTGTGCGTGCGTGCTTGACATGGTACTAACCTCAGTACTACCCTCTCGCTCAAGGTACTTAATTAAGTCACTTAACGATAATCAAATCTATTCAGCTCTAATCGAATCTGAATAGCCCAAACGATGAGGATAAAACATGCGGACAAGCAAAACAAAGCCATTGGTGATGTCGGTGCAGGGTTGCCCCGTGATTTTTTGCATCCCCCAGCCGCGCATGACCGTTGAGCAGTACGCCCAGATGACCAATCAGGGGTTGAGAGCCGTTCAACAGCAAGTTGACGCTGGAAAGTTCATCACTGCTAAAGGCAAGTACGGGAAATACCGCGAGATCAATATGGTGGCTGAATTTCTTAAAGAATTCAGGGATGCGCAGGAAGCACTAAAAGAGAGCGCATAAAAGTATATCCAGTATTTTTCAATTTGACGGAGATCAACATGGACTTAACACAATGCCCTTCACTTGCCAGCCTGCTCACCCACGGCCAGCAGATCACCCACCGTCAGCATCAACGCGGCTGGATTGAAACCCCGGACGGGCGTTTCTTCCAGCCTAAAGCGTCAGATGTTCAATTTGTTAAAAACTGCCGTTTACCGTTTATGTCACGCCCGCGTAACAAGCGCCGCTGGTTTTCCCGCTTAATGGGCATCTTCGCGTAGTTCGGGGAGGTGATTATGTTGATGGATAAGACAGGACCGCAGCCAGGCCGCCGCCAGTTCTTAGAGCAACGGGCGCGGCTGCAAGCCAGTTTGAACGCCTCACGCGTGAATGACACTGCAACCCGTTTTAACCGCCTGGATGATGCCTGCAAAAAGGTGATTTTCATCCTGGCAAATGATGCGTCCAGATACATAGCCGGTATGCCGAAACTGAGCGCCAAACAGTTGGGTTGCACTTACGAAAATCTAACCGAAAAGGAGCAAACGTGCCTTTTGATGGGCATTAAGCGCCTTTCCGAATTTGCAGCATCAATGCCGTGGGAATTTGAGGACTACGCCGCGCCACGCGCTGAAATTCAGGCGATACGCGATAAACCACCCACGCCAGATAACGCAGTCAATTAACAACTAACTACTCACAAAAAAGAAACAGGCGCTAACGCGTCGGGCTTCTTGCACCCTGGAGAAAGTAAAAATGATTCGATCTCTCGTTAAATGGCCCGGTGGTAAAGGCCGCGTTATGCCTGATTTGCTGCCGATTCTGCCGAAAGCCGATTGCCTGGTGGAACCGTTTGTCGGCGGTGCTTCTGTTTTCCTCAATACTGAATATCGCCGTTATATCCTGGGTGATATCAACCCAGATTTAATTAACCTGTATCGCCAGATAGCCCGCTGGCCTGATGTGGTGATCGATTATGCCCGTTATCTGTTTAAGGCTTATGGTGACAAGGACGGCTATCAATGGGTCCGTGATGACTTCAACGACCGCGCCCATGACATTCTGTCATCGCGCAATGTGTTCGAAAACGGCCCAGATACGGGCAAGATTCTTCGTGCAGCACAATTTCTTTACCTGAACCGTCACGGATATAACGGCGTAGTACGCTACAACCAACAGGGTGGATATAACGTTCCCTTTGGGCGACACAAAACCCCGCCTTACTTCCCGGAAGAACAGATCCGTTTATTCTCTGAAAAAGCTAACGACACGAAAGCTATTTTCGTGTGCTGCGATTTTCAGAGCACGTTAAAAATCATGATTGGTAGTGACGCGGTTATCTACTGCGATCCGCCATACCTGCCAGCAAGCGATACCGCTAATTTCACCCAATACCACACCGCCCCGTTTGGCATTAAAGAGCATCGCCAGTTAGCTGCCGCCCTGCTGGATATTAACCGCCTTACTGGTTCGCCGGTGATCCTGTCCAACAGCGACACCCCAGCTACCCGCGAGATTTATCACTCTTTCAACTTCCAGGAAATCAGCGTTAACCGTTCTGTCAGCGCGAACGCCATTACCAGAGGGGCCGCCAGTGAAGTGATTGGCGTCCTGAAAGTGTGCAGCGGCTGCGGTCGTGCCGGTGGTGGCCGTTGTCCTGACTGCGGCCCGGTAATGGGTGACGCGACCTACAACGAAATGCTGGCATCGGCTGCGGCCAATGGCGTGGAGGCTTTTTAATGGCAACCCATATCGATGCAACTAAATCCGAATTTACCCGCGGTGCGCTGGCTGCGCTTAACGAAGCTAAAACCATTGCGCTTGCCCATGCGACGTTAGCGGGGATTCTCGCCGGAAGTGAAGCCGCAAACACGCTATTGATTTCTTTCAATGCGTTACTCGACCCGCTAATCGAAAAGCATTCGCGTAAAGAGGAGGTATAACATGCAGGCCGCCAATTCTCTCTGTTGGTTCGGGTTCGATCCCGCTCGCGATGAAACAAGCATCACCGTCTGGGCTGTTGTTGAGCGGGTTTTTGACCGATGGAAATTGCACGACTTTTGGCTTGTGGAGTTTGAAGCGTTTGATGTTTGCGAGGGTGTGTATGTTCGAAACACATTCCTCTTTGATACAGCACGCGAAGCATTCAAGTTTAAGCCTGGTCGGGCAGTCTCATGGCATGAAAGCGGTCATGATTTCGATGATGACTTACCATTCTGAGGCCGTCATGACTGATTTCGCATGGCCCTGGAATGCACCGCGCCCAGCCGTTGGCCTTTACACCTACGAACCGAAAAAAATCGCCCCGCTTGCCGGGGCGGTGGCGCATCATCCTGCCGTAAAAAAACACATCGATCACATCTTCAAACGTGCCGGTTACAACCCCGACGAAGTTCGCGACCGTGATGCGCTCATCCAGGCGATGGACAGGTACGAACCGTGCGGCCTGCCACTGGCCGCCCATCAAAATATAATCCAGCAGGAAATGGAAGCCGCCAAAGCTACGGCGGCAGCCTGGGCCAATACGCCGGAAGGTGTCGAAGCGCGTTTGTTGTCTGAGCCATTCTTCATCCGCGAAGTCTGGCGCAAAAAAATTGAATGGTTACGGGCCAACCGTGAAACCAGACACACCAATGATTTTCTTATGGGGACCGTGAAAAAATCATTGCTGCGTCTCGATGTTGTGCGCACAAGGCAAGGTGTTTCGCCTGATATCACCGGCGAACTGGCCGCGTACTGGTTCGGGCGCTGGCAACGGCTGGCTGATTTCACAAAGCGGGAAGCACTAAGCGCCGCTAATGAGATCGCCAGCCGCATGGCTGAAATGCTGGGGACGGAATGCGAAGCCCTGGGACGGAATGTTTCCGACATGAACGTCGAAGAACTGGACTGGCTTTATTGCCACCTGGGCCGCGAAATGCTTGCGCTTCGCATTGTGCCGCCTGCATGGTATGCGCCGTGGGAACGCGAGCGCATATGCACGGCCATTTTGCGTATGGCTTCGCCAGACTGGTGGGGGCGCAAAATCTGGCGCTTGCGTTGTGACTGGCGCGAAAACCAGTTGCGTGCTGTTGGTGCGGTAAATAAAAAAGCGCATCCGTATATCAGCGCATCAAGCCTGATGGAATGGCAGGAACAGCGACGTAAAAACCGTAATTTCTTCAAAAGTCATGAACTGGTAGACGAAGACGGCAACGTTTCGTCGCTTGAGGACATGATTAACAAATCCACGTCTAACCCTGCAATTCGTCGTCATGAGCTTATGGCCCGTATGGCTGGCGTGGAGCTTGTCGCCCAGAGTCGTGGCGATGTTGGCATCTTCCTGACCATCACTTGCCCGTCGAAATATCACGGCAATATTGCGTCCGGCCACCATAACGCAAAATGGAACTACGACACGGTTGCACAGGCGCAACGCTATTTATGCCGCGTTTGGAACCGGGCAACCGCCAAACTGAAACGCGAAGATTTGCGCCCTTATGGCTTCCGCGTCGCCGAGCCGCATCACGATGGGACGCCACACTGGCACGCGTTGTTATTTATGCCAAAAGAGCAAGTCAAAGCCACGGTTGCGATACTTCGCGCCTACTTCATTGCGGAAGACCGCGACGAACTGGGCCGCAACACCGGTGCTCGCTTCAAGTCCAAAAAAATGGACCCACGGAAAGGGTCAGCAACGGCGTATATCGCGAAATACATTTCGAAGAATATCGACGGCCATGCGCTGGCCGGTGAACTGGACGACGAAAGCGGCAAGCCGCTGAATGAAACAGCCAAATATGCAATGGCCTGGGCATCACTTCACCGCATCCGCCAGTTTCAGCCCATCGGACAGCCGCCCATATCGGTTTACCGCGAGCTGCGCAAACTGAGCAATCAGATCACAACCCGCCAGAAAATTGACAATACCTTCAAGCGCGGTGCGCCGTTGCTTGTGGATCCTGCAATGGATGCGGTTTGCGCCGCTGCCGATGTCGGGTGCTTTGCTACCTACATCATCCGCCAGGGTGGTGTTTTGATCCCGCGTGAAAACTATGTCGTTCGTCTGGCCTATCAGCCAGCTGATGAAATGAATGCTTATTGTGAGATCCCCGAAAAGGTATTCGGGGTCTGGTCGCCGCGCCTGGGTGATGCCTCCCGTATTTGCACCCGCCTGGTTAAGTGGAAAATCCGCGCCAAATCCAAAGTCACCACCGAGGCCAAAAACGGCCCCGGTTTGGGGGTTGACCTTTTGCCGTCGCCAACCGGCGACGCTTGGAGTTCTGTCAATAACTCTACGGAAGCCGAAAAAATCACCGATTTTTCGCCTGATGTGGAGGGGATGACAGAAGAATCAGAAGAGGAAATCGTCGATTTTGAAAACATGGACCAGCAGACGCGGCGCAAATTGATGCGGCGACTACGTGAAACACCATACAAAAGGCAGCAAAGCGGATCACCTTATGAGCCAGGAAGCGAATTAGATGTCGCCTGGCGTTCTGCCGTGGAGAAAACCGAGGCCAGATCAGAGGCTGAAAAAGCCAGACGGGCAGCGCTTGCCCCTGCGGTTGCCAGTCTGCTGGCTGATGCGGCGTTGTGTTCGCTTGAGATTTCAGAGATTCAGGCCGTTTCGCTGTTAATGGGGAGCTGTCTGGAGATTGGCGGCAAAATTTATCGGGCCAGTGCTGACGGCAAGTTAATAACGCGTCAATTACCCGACGAGTCACGGATGGTGAATAAATTATGGGAACGTCTGCGGGATAGCCACGGCATAGATGCCACGCGCCTGCGGTTTGATCCGGTCGGGGAGTATCAAAAAATGCTGGCGGATGCGGAAGGTCGCTACCCAAAAGAATGAATGCAATCGCGCTGGCCGTCGCAACTGGTTGCGTCGGTTAGCGTGATTCTGCGGGTACGGGCGGCAAAGAGCCCGTACAATAGTATTTAAATTTAATAACTTATTTCAAAACCTTCGACTGTTTCACACATGTTTTCCAGCAATGGAACTCTCATGCCGAAAAAGTTTTCTATATTTTCATACAGTTTTTTAGTATCAGGATTTTTCAATTGTTCATCTGAAGTAAAGTGATATTGCAAAAGATGATTAAGAAGAGGAAGTTCAGGAATTACTCTCATATGTGATTTGTTTATTGAGAGTTTTAGAAATATTTCATCCACTCCATATTTTCTAAAGATAATGTCAGATAATACTTGTGGGTTATGAACCTTCAGGAAGGCGACCAAGCCCATTGCAACCTTAAATATATCATTTCCTATATTATTTATTTTATTAGTGTTTTCGATAACGGTAAATACCGAATAACAGCGTTCAGCTTCTCTTAATGAACAGCCGTTTACTTCTAGCAAATAAGACAATGTATTAAGGAGTGGTCCATTTTTTACAAGTAAATTATTCCCGCCATCTATTGTAATAAGGTATTGTTTTATAGTTGAATGATTGAACCTGTTTAAACAATCCTCAGACAAATGATTTCTTTTTGGCAAAGTAAACCAATAGTGTACAAACTTATTAAGATATAACCTTGAGTTTATTTTTCCGTAACGACACTCAATGCTTTTCTCAAATTGCTCTCGATTGACCACCAAGAGAAAAATAACGCCCTCAACTGAAAATATATGTTTTATCTTTTCCAATAAGTCTAAAGAAAAGTCAGGTCGAGCACGGTCTAATTCATCAATTATAAAAAAAATCTTTTTCCCGCTTTCTTTGGCTATCTCAGTTAATAAGCTTCCAAATTGCTCAATAGTTGCGGATTCACTCTCACTCGTTTTTATCTTTTCTTCTATGTACGCTTCTACTGGGGAAGATATAGAGTCAGATATTGTATCACTTGCCTTTTCAAGAATGGTTCCTGATAGTAAACCACCAGAAAAAGTGCTGATTGCAAATTTTGTACCATTTAAGAAAAATGATGCGCCTAATTTTTTACCAGCTTTTAATAGTTTCTCACCTAATGTTTTTAATTTTCCTTCTTCCTTATTAACCAAAGAATAAATATTAGATGTTAATGCTACAAATGGATCAGACTGATAATCGCTTTTAAAAGCATCAAAGTAGATAACTTCGAATTTATCGGAGTGGTTTTTGTTTATTTCTGATTCCATCATCTTTACAAATGAAGTCTTCCCGTTACCCCATTTATCATCTAATGCTAAGACTAAGCTTTGGTCAGGCGCGTTAGTAGCGACACGCATTATGATATCGTGAAGTTTTTTCCTTCCAAAAATATCGTCATTCTCACAAAAACCATTGGAAAAGGATTTTACTTGTGCGGTCATTCGCATATCTTCTTTCCTCAGATATTAGGGTAAAACACACAATGAATGTAACAAAATAACACTCAGTAATGCATCATTCTTATAGGAAAAAAGCCCGCTTTAATGCGGGCTTCGTTTATGCCGTCTGGCCGTTGAGCAGGTCCAGCGCGAATTGACGTTCTTCAGGCTTTAGCCGGTCAATCAGAAATTTAACCAGCTTGTTGCCGGTCAGCCCGCTGGGGCTGAGGGTATGTGAAAACTGGGCATTAAAAACAAAGGTGTGGCCGCATTCAACTTCCGTGCAGGCGCAGTATAAATCGGCCAGTTTTTTATCTTTCCAGTCAGATTTGCGAATGATGGCCGGTGAGCCGCATTCAGGACATTTAATTTTAAAAACTCGCATGTTCACCACCCCGCACGCCATTGCTAACAATGGGGATGATTTTAACTTAATTGCGCTCATTTTTCGCCCTTTTCGGCGGTGATTGCCGGGATATCTACATCAAAATGCAAGTGCAAATGTGGGGGGATCTCCGGGTCATTGTTGACGCCGTTCATTAGCTTGCGCTGTAACGGGATAACTTCATCCTTGCGATAGGTCGTGCGGGCGGTTTCAGGGTTGCCCATTACCGCGCCATTGGTCGGGATGATACCTGCCAGCCCTGCGGGGAAACGGTGAGCGGTAAAGATATCCTGCGCGGTGATCCCCTTGATATTGGCAAATTCATCCTTTGCGCTGACTTCGCCCACTGGCATGATTTTAACCCCTTCCGGGTCGCCCTTCGGGATGTTGATAAACATATTTCGGAAGTTACCCAGCCCTTTGGACTGGGCGATCTTCTCTTTGATTTCGTTTTCCATTTCCAGCGTCAGATTGGGATCGCTGGTATAGAGAATAAAGCCCATGTGCGCCCCGTTGTTGTAGTAACGGCGTCGGAAGATGGTTGCCTCACTGTTGAGTAACACTGAATGGATGCCGCCGATATAGTCAGGCAGGCCATATACCTGCTGGCGCGGGTCGTACATTTTAAAGAAGACGATGTCTTCCGGGTCATAAATAAGCGCTGGTCCTTCCTGCAGAACAGCAAACGAGCCGTCTTTCCGGCAGCGCAGATACAGCGACGGCAGCGGCAGCAGGTCGATCACTTCCCCGAATACGTTACGAATTTTCAGGATAGCAACATCACCAAACAGCAGGTAATCAAAGACAGCCTGTTCGACCTGGTCAGGCGTCAGGCCGCCGCCGATGTAGCCACCGGCAACCATATTGCGCCGCGCATACAGTACCCCACCATGCTGGCCGTTAAGGTTCGGCAACTGGGCCAGCGCCAGGCGATCAATCGGGAGTCGCCAGTGGTCATATTCATTGTCATACCAGATATTGTGATAATCAGTGCCGGTCGTCAGGATGGGTTCTGGTTCGCCAAAGGTGATCACGCTTCCGCGCCCTGGCGTGAAGGTTTCAACCTTGTTGCCGGTCATGGACCTGAATTTTTTATTATTACGCTGTTTCTTTGTCATGCTGCTTTCCCAAAGTACCAGCCCGATGGGCGGTCATATTCGTGATCGATAGGTTCGTTAATTACGGCGTGCGAGATAGCGAAGAAAACATCTGCATGGCCGGTCGCGTCTGAACGTTCAGCAACAAACGTCAGCGCGTTGCCGCTGTTGGTTGTCGTGCGCCGGATAGCCATAAAGCTGGCCGGAATTTCGACGCGCTCTTTGTTCGTTTCGTCTACGGCATCTTTTGCCCATTCGATGCGCTTACGCTCGACAACGTCGATCATCTTCATTACCAGACGGTTTTTGCTTTCGACGCTGTAAAGAATCGGTGTGGCTTCGCGTGGTGCAAACTTGCTGACCAGGTCATAAACGCCCTTACCTATGCCGGTTGTATCGATCCCGATGTAAGTGATGTTAAAGCGGCGCATAAGTTGCTTTATCTGGTCGGCCTGCCAGCTGAAGTTAAAGCCCTGCCATTGCCAGACGGCCAGCACGCGGAAGCGCTCGCCGTCCTCTATCGGGGGCGCGATTAACACAAAGGTGGAGTTGTCGCCGGATCGTGACGGGTCAAAGCCTGCCCATACTTCGCGATTGCCGAAGGGCCGCGCAGCAGTCAGATCAAAGTCGCCCCATGTGGCCCGGTCCACTTCGCAACCGACAAGCGCGGAGAACTTGAACACCGCGTCCTTGCTGTCAACAAACTGGCACATGTAGAGCATGGCAAACGCGGTTGGGCTGTATTTGTTGCGCAGTCGTTCAATATCGACAAGCGCCCCGAGGCCGCCTTCGATGGCGTCTTCCATTGTGATGATATAGCGCCAGATCTGGTCCGGGCAGAGAATGCCCTGGCGCATTTCGCTTTCTTTCGGGAACGTCACACCTTTGCGTTTCGGGTCGTCCCCGCGCCAGGCTTCGCCAGTCCAGACCGGGTAAGCCTGGTGCGTTTTCGCGCTGGGCGTCGAAAAGTAGGTCGTTCGGTATTTGTTATGCGTTGCCATTGCGCTGGCAACTTCGTGCAGGCGCGTGAATTTCGGGATCCAGAAAACCTCATCGCCATACAGGTGGCCGTTAAAGCCCTGCGCGGTGCTGGCGTTCGTGGACAAAAAGCGCAGTATTGCGCCGTTGCTGAGGCGGATATTTTTACCCGTCAGCGTCACGCCGAAATGGTTCTGGGCGATCTGGACGATGTATTCACGGAAGATTTCAGACTGGGAGCGGCTTGCAGAGAAAAAGACCTGGTTATCACCGGTAATGACAGCATCTTCTAATGCCTCCCAGGCGAAATAATAGGTCATGCCGACCTGGCGGCTTTTTAGAATGAAGCGCCAGTCTTCGCCTTTATGTTCGCGGCAGTGCAGCTGGTACTCGAAGAGATGTTCCCGAGCCCAGGTGTCGAGCATTTCCGGTGTAATACCGGAAACGTCATTTTTCTTATACCGGCGCTTTCTTTCCCCTGGTTCCCCGCCTGCGCTGCTGAGGCAGTACCCTTCACCATCATAAGCCGCTTTCTGGGCCTGAATTTCTGCCAGCTTTTCGGCGTGCTTGTTGCGCTGCGCCATGAGTTTCACATGGTGAGCAATCAGATCGCGCAGTTCCTCCAGTTCCAGCGATGTTTTTTTCTCGCGGCGGGTGAGCTGGTCGATACGGCGGGCGATGACATTTTCCACCGATTCGACAGGCAGCAGTGATGCCCACTTCCCGACGTCAGCCCAGTGGTAAATTGTACGCGGTGGAATATTCAGTTCCTGCGCAATATCTTTCGGCGACCAGCTTTTTATATAAAGCGTGCGGGCCGCTTCTTTTAATTCATCGGAATATTTAGCCATGCGGTTATTATGGCGGGATTATTTTGCAGAATTGATAATTAAATATCGGTAAAAAGTGGCTAACCATTTATAACCGAATACATAAGAAATAAAGCGGTCGCGCTGTTTTAATCAATTCGCAATACTGACCACCACAAACGAATCATTGTTATTTAAATTCATTATTAAAGGTCAGTTATGCCGCAATCTCATTACCGCACGGATTGGCTATGTATTGCCACATCTGGACAGGCTGTGGACGGTCGCACCATTGAACCGCAATGGTTGATTGATGCGGCAGAAACCTATTCCCGCAAAACCTACACCGCCATGATTTGGCCGCACCACCCGCAATACGATATCAGTGAGCGTGAATTTACCTGCAACCTGGGGGAAGTGGACGCGCTGAAAGTGGAAACGGAAGGTGACGTCACGAAGTTATATGCCCAGTTAATCCCGAATCAATTTTTAATTGATGCCAACCGTATGGGGCAAAAGTTATTTACGTCAGCCGAGTTTGTCACTGATTTTGCAGGAAGCGGTCGTGAATATCTTTTCGGGCTGGCCGTGACTGATATTCCGGCAAGTCTGGGAACGGAAAAACTTAAATTCGTTTTAGCCGGTGAAGAAAAGGACGCCGAGCGCGGGAGTCTGGAAACATTCAGTTTAGGAAAATTACAGACAAGTAAACCAGATAAAAAAAATTCTTTCTGGTCGCGTTTATTTTCGGCCAGCAAAGATTTTACGCCAACCCCAGAGCCAAACACTGACAAGCCCACCGAGGGCGACGGAGAAAAAATGGAAGAATTAAAAGCGCTCATTCAGCAAATGCTGGATCTGCTTAAAAGCGGTAAAGACGCCGCAGCGGGTGACGCCGACACGGTTGATACCCCGGAACAGGCCGCTGATGTGGTGGCGGATGTTGCCGCCCAGATCGCTGATGCTGCCGACGAGGTAGCCGAGCTGGCGCAGGACGTTATCGAAAACCCGGAAGACGAAGTCAAAGCGGAAGAATTCAGCGCAGCCAAAGCTAACCTGGCAAAAGTCATGAAGTCATTCAATGTGACGCCAGCGAAACGCCCACGCGCCAGCCGTCGCCGTGACTTTTCCGCCCGCCGCCAGCCAGCTGGCAACCAGATGGACAACCTTACCACGCAGCTGACTACCGTCCTGACCAAGTTGTCAGCGATGGAAAACGGCAATACGCGCCGCCCTGGCAGTGCGCCAGGCGGAAGCAAAGAACCGTTTGAATTCATGTAATCGCCAACTTTTTCAGGAATAAATGATTATGCAATTAACCCCTAAAGCAGAGCAGATGCTGCGTAAGTTTGCCGCAGGCCTGGCGAAAGCTAACGGCCAGGTAGACACGTCGCGCTACTTCTCGCTGACCAATCCGAAAGAAACCCAGCTGCGCAATGCCCTGCTGCAAAGTTCTGAGTTCCTGCGCCTGCTGCCCAATGTGCTGGATGTGGACCAGATCACCGGTCAGGTGGTCAGCACCGGTAAACCGGGTATTTACACCGGGCGTAAAAAAGATGGTCGTTTCTCCCGCGCCCTTGGCGTGTCCGGTAATGAGTACAAGCTGGTAGAAACGGATTCCGGTTCGTATCTGCCTTACTCCCTGCTGGTTGTCTGGGCGAACGCGGGCAGCGAAGAGGAGTTCTTCCAGCGTATTCAGGCATTCAGCAACGAATCTTTCGCGCTGGATATGCTGCGCGTGGCGTTCAACGGTACGAGTGTTGCAGAAGATACAGACCCGGAAGCCAACCCGAATGGCGAAGACGTCAACATCGGCTGGCACAAAATC